CTCGACGAGTTCTACGCAGGCTGGCAATCCCGCACTGAAGACGCGGTGCGTGACTGCGAAGGCACGATGACGCTAGCCGCTGATTGGGTGAGCGAATCCAAACGGCGACTGCTTGACGTTGCCGGGCGCGTCGAACAAAGCGGCTTGTCGGAAGCCGTTCGGGCTGAGCTTGTCAGTTGGCAGGAGCGTTCGAGACAACTAGCATCCGCGATCATTGCGGGAGGGTGAAATGAAAGAAATCATGCTGTACGACGAGATCGGCCCCGGATACTACGGACTGCTCGATGGCAAGTGGATGGTTGATCAATTGCGCGAAGCTGGCGGAAAGCCGGTACGCGTTCGCATCAACTCGCCAGGCGGGAGCGTGTTCGAGGGGCAAGCCATGTACTCAGCGTTAGCGTCGTACGCTCCTGGCGTGACGGTGCAGATCGACGCGTTGGCGGCCTCGGCCGCGTCGTTCGTGGCGATGGCCGCCAGCCGCATTGAAATTGCGGCGAACGCAATGGTGATGGTGCATAACGCGTGGGGAGCGACGATCGGCAACGCGGCCGATCATGACAAGCGGGCTGAGCTACTCCGCAAGATCGACGATCAGCTTGTTAGCCAGTATGCCGCACGCACAAAGCAAGAGCCGGAAATCATCCGCGAATGGATGGCGGCGGAAACCTGGATGACGGCGGAGGAGGCTGTTAGCCGTGGGTTCGCTGACGCGATTGGATCGCCATTGAACGTCAAGGCGTGCGTTCGAGAGGGAATGTTTGCGAAGACGCCTCGGGAGTTGCTGGCTGTTTCTGGAAGTGTGTCGCCGCGAATTGCGTTGGCTTCACAAGCCCGCAGAATTGCGTTGGCACAAGCTTGCCACGGGTAGGTGATGAGTGGTACTATGTTGGGACATCGCTTGCCGGCTGGTTAGCTGGCGGCGATAGAATCACGCAGCTTGTCTAGCGGGCGTGGCTCGAAGCGTGTCATTGCGATACGCCAGGAGTCACGCCTTTTTTTGTTGGCTCCCTGGCAGTTTTTTACTGGGAGACAAAGCATGAAATCGAAGAAGCTGCGCGAGTCGATCGCGGCGAAGCTGGCCGAAGTGTCGGCGTTGCAAGATCGGTGCGAGAAGGAAAGCCGCGAATACACGGCCGACGAGAAAGCCCACGTTGACGCCGCGATTGGCGTTGACGGCAAGGGCGGCGAAGTCGCCAACTTGAAGTCTCAATTGGCTCAGGCCGAAGCGTTCGAAAACGAGATCGCCGCGTTGGCCGCAAACCGCATTCCGGGTGGCGTGCATCACGAGCGGGCCGGCGTCGAAGATTCGACCAGCATCTTCTCTCGCGTGAAGGTGCCCGCTCGAGCGCTTGCCCGTGGCCGCATTACCGCGTTCAATGGACCGGACAAAGAAAAGCAAGCCTACGCGTTCGGCCGCTATGTCATGGCCATTTGCGGCAACCAGCGATCGCAGCAATGGTGCGCTGACACGATTGGTTTTGACATCAAGAACGTCAACACCGAAGGCAGCGATCCCGAAGGCGGTTTCTTGGTGCCGCATGAGTTCGAGGCGACGTTGATTCGCTTGGTCAACGAGTACGGCGTGATTCGCCGTGTTGCTCGACCTGTGCCCATGAGTCGTGATACGAAGAGCTACCCGCGAAGAACGGGCGGACTGACAGCCTATGCCATCGGTGAAATCTCGGCTCCCACCGAGACGACGATGACGGTTGATCAGATTCAACTCGTCGCCAAGAAGTTCGGCGTGCTTACCTACTACAGCCGCGACTTGGACGAGGACGCCGCGTTGAGTGTCGGCAATCTGATCATGGAGGAAGCCGCTTTGGCTTTCGCCAATAAGGAAGACGAGTGCGGGTTTAACGGAACCGGCGCGTCGACCTACAATGGCATTGTCGGCATCAAAGAATCGCTCGCGGCTGGCAGCAAATACACTGCAATCACAGGCAACACGTCGTTCGGTACGCTCGACCTGGAAGACTTTCAAGGCATGATTGCCAAGCTGCCGAGCTACGCGTTTCGCGATGGCGGGCCGTCTTGGTACATCCACCGAAGCGGCTGGGCATTGTCGATGCTTCGCCTTGCGACTGCCGCCGGTGGCAACACTACGCGTGAGCTTGCGGCCGGCGCGAGTGAAGTCCAGTTTATGGGATACCCGGTTGTGTTTGTCGAAGTGATGAACAACACGACAACTGCCCAGACGTCGACTGATGGACTTGTCTACTTTGGCAACATCCGCCAGGGTGTTGACTTTGGCGACCGCCGCGGGGTGACGATGGACATGAGCCGAGAGGTTGCGTTTACCACGCAGCAAATCGCCGTCCTCGGCACCGAGCGTTTTGATATCAAGGTGCATGACGCTGGCAATGCCAACAACGCTGGCGCCATCGTGATGCTGTCCACTCCTGGCAGCTAACGGTGATTGACATTCTCGCGGCTAGCGATCACTAGCCGCTTTCCGCATACCATTCAAAGGAACACAAAATGATTCCAGCACAGCATGACAAGTTCGTGAGCATTACGCCGCCGGCGGCGATTGTCGACAACGCCAGCTACACGACCACAGCGGTCGACACGAAGGGATATGCCTATCTCCGCGTGTTCGCCTACTTGGGCGCGACGGACATCGCTATGACCGCTCTGAAGCTGCAAGAAAGCGACGACAGCGGCATGAGCGGAGCGGAGGACATTACGGGGCTTGTCTACGGCACGAGCGCCACGATTGCGGGTACGACGTCCGCTTTGCCGACCGCGACCGACGACAATAAGTGTTTCGTGTTCGAGGTCGACTTGCGGGGCCGAAAGCGTTACATCGATCTTGTCGCCACGGCTGGCAACGGTGACGCGGGCACATTCCTTACCGCGTTCGCTTTGCTGAGCCGGGCCGGTGATGTCCCGGTGAGCGCGTCGGAACGCGGGTTTGGTGCCATTCTCCGGAAGTAAGCCATGACTGTCGAGCGCAACGCCATCACGCCAATCAACACCGTAGCCGCCACCTTTGAACCGGTGACGGTCGCGGAGCTGAAGGCCCATTTGCAATACGCTCCATCGTTCACTGGAAGCGACCAAGAGCTTGCCAATTACTTGGTCGCCGCACGGGAGCAATGGGAGTCGGATTGCGGCGTGATTTGTTGCGACAGTCGATGGCAATTCCAGCTTGATCAATGGCCGTCATCGGATGGCGGAATTCACATTCCAGCTAGGCCGGTGACGTCCATTGTGTCGATTCAATACATTGACACCCTGGGCACGACGCAAACATGGGCGAGTGCCAACTATGTTCTCGATAAAGGTCGCGGGTCGCCGGTTGTGTGGTATGGCTACAACGTGACAACGCCATCGATCCGCTCGCAGCGTAACGCGGTGACGGTGACGTATCAGGCCGGACACGCAACGGCTGCCGCTGTGCCGCAGCGGTGGAAGCAAGCTATCCTGCTACTCGCCGGACATTGGGCCGAGCAACGATTGCCGATTGTGATTGGCACGATATCGAGCGAAGTTCCGCTAACCTATGAGCGGCTGGTTGCTTCCAACATGCGGAGCACCTATCCATGAGACCCGGATTATTCCGCGACCGCATTGACATTGAGCGAACAAGCGAAGCTGCTGGCGATCCATTGCCAGACTTCACGGGACGCGACTTGTACCAAGACGTCCCGTGTGACATTACGCTCGTTGTTGGATCGGAGACATTTCGCGGGCGTGGCATCGAGGCGCTCGCGTCGCATGTTGTCGAGCTACAATACTTGCCGGACATAAGCCCGACGATGCGATTGCGTGTGAGGCATGGCACGTTTGCTGGCTCTATCCTGAATGTCCGGGCAGTTCGTCCGCTGGACATGGATCGCGGCCGCGTGCGAAAGCTTGTGCTGGATTGTTCAGAGGTTGTCGTGTAATGGCAGCCACGCAGCGTAAAGCGTTTCAAGGATTCGCGGAAGCCGACTCGATATTGTCGAAGCTGCCGATCCTGCTGCGCGGCCGCCGGATATCGACGTCAATCAATCGCGTGATGGAGCGGCTGGCGGCGGCATCGGCCGCCAAGACGCCTCGGGAAGGATCGAGTGTCGGCGGCATTGAATACACTCCGCTACGTGGCGAGCGTGCCGCTAGAATGCGGTTGTCGCAGGGCATCAGCAACGTTCTTCGGAAGTACAACGGCGGCGAGACAATTGTTGGTGTCGCTGGTCCGATTAAACGGAAGGTCGGCAGGCATTCGCATTTGGTCGAGTTTGGATTCCATCACACGACGGGCGGTACATTCTCGCGAAGCGGTGGACGTCAGCGAGCCGCCAAGCGATTGACGGGCGTCAAGCTACAGCAAACACGGTGGAAGCAACGCGGCAGCAATCGTTGGGGCGAACCGAAGTTTGTTGCGGGCACCTACTTCTCACAATCGCAACTTCGCAACATATCGAAGAAGTTTTTTTATCAACGCACCTACTCGAACAACGCGGCTAAGACTGGACAAGGAAAACGCGGCCAGTACATTCCCGGCCGTCCGTTCGTAATGAACACTTGGCAATCCAACAAGGAACGCGTTCAACGCGAGATCATCGAGGAGCTAAAGCAGTTTGCGGAAGCGTTCGCTCGCAGCGAAGCAAGGGCCGCGAAGAAGGCAGCTAAGATAGCGGCAAGGGGCTAGACGCATGGCATTGAACGCCGACCTGCTGACATACCTGAAAACACAATCCACCGTCACCAGCTTGGTTGGCAGCGGCTCGGCGTGCCGCATTTACCCGGACGGAATCAAGGAAGGCGCCGCTAGGCCATGCGTCATGTATCGCAAGGTGAGTGGCGGGCCGATGACTGGCATAAGCGGACCGCTCGGACTGAGCCAAGCCCGCTATGAAATCATGTCGCTAGCGACAAGCCGAGCGGCAGCGGATACGCTGGATGAAGCCATCTATGATGCATTGCGTGGCGGCAATAAAACGATGGGATCGACGGCGGTGACGGAAGTGTATATTGGCGACGCCGACCGCGATTGCGGAGCGGATGCGCCAACCGATGGCAGCGACCAATACGAGTATTGGGCCAGGACAGCTTACGTGATTTGGTACGCGGATGGTGACTAATCGATAGGAGAAAACGATATGCCAGTGACAGCAAAACGAGACACGGGCCATGGTGCGACGGTGACTTTCGGGACGACGGGTTGGAGCGGCAAGCTTGTCGGCATTCCGACCAATCTTTCGCTGACTCGCCCGCCTGTTGACATCACGTACCTAGGCACTAGCGGCGAGCGTGAGTACATGGCTGGCGATGTCAGCGAGCTTGGGCAGGTGACGCTTGACGTCGCGTTCGAATCGGCGACTGGGTTGCCGGCGCTCGGCACAACGCCGGAGACGATCACGATTACGTGGCCGCTTGCCCCTGGTGGTGGCGGTGTCACGGCTGCCAATCTTGCCGGAACCGGCATCATCACGGGCGTGGTCTATCCCGCCATGCAAACGAACACGATGCAGCAGGGGCAGATCACGTTCCAATACGACGGCAACACCGGACCAAGCTGGACGGCGGAGGTCTAATCCATGGATATCAGCATCGAATTGCGGCCGCACATTGGCCACACTC